GTTCCATCATCGTTGGTTAGGTCGATAGAGGTTTCAAATGTAGTTCCTTGATCAAGAGTAAGTTCTGCGTAAGCCATTTGCGCTCTCTATGAGTGTGGGGTGCCATAGTATTTAGTTAATGAAAAATTTAATCGTTATTTTACAACTTATGCCAAACTTTCCCAGGTTGCCGATAGACTAATTGACGCTGAGTCCAAAACAACTAAATTTGAATCTCTTCTAATTTCCACTGTTAAAGTTGCAGATTGAGATCCCCCTATACCACTACCAGCTAAAACTCGCCATTCTGGACTAGTTTCACATCCATACCAAACCCCAGTAGAAGCGTAACCATCTGTATTTACTGAACCACTGACTAACGTGGCTCTAACGCTGTATAAAGTTGCATCCAATGCAGGTGTCAATTCTTTAGCCCAACCCATTCCTGCAGTAGCATCAGTTCCTTGAGTATATGACGGGGTTCCGCTGTTAGTAACTGTAGCGATTTTATTATTAGCAAAATGAGTTTTTCTGACGGTGGATCCGCCATCAGCTTCGGTTAAAATTACTGAACCGTTTGATGCGATTCTATATAAAGATGCAGCATTGTTCGCACCTCTTGCTATTTTAGCAACAGAGGCATTTTCAATGCGAATTCTAACATTTGAGCCACTTAAAAAATCTAAAAGAGTGACTGGAGCTGATGTTGGTATTCCAACATCTCTATTTAATTGAGTGTCTGGAACCAAAGATCCACCAGGATATCTTAGATAATCTAATAATGATACTGTTCCAGAACTGCCGAATTCAGTGGACAATTCACTCAATTTTACTGGGTCTGCACCACTAGCTGATGACTGAATTGGCATAGTTACTCACCCAATCTTGCTTCTAGTGCTTTCACCTTATCATTGAGTTCTTTGATGGCTTCAACCAATAGAGGAACAATACGATCGTACTTGACACGCAAATGACCTTGTGTGGTGTCTACTGCCTCTGGTAGAACTTCCAAGATATTTTGCGCTAACAATCCAACTTGTAATTCTTCACTTTCACCAAATCCGATTTGTTTTGCTAAATTGTTCCAATAATACTTCACACCATCAATTTGTGTAGTTTTTTCTAGAGCATTTTCAATCTTACCAACTACATCCTTCAGTCTAGCATCAGAAGATGCTGAGAAATCTGTAGCATACACAGTACCACCATCAAAATATGGGCTAGATGCGGAAGCTGTTTGGTTAGACCCTCTAGCTGCAACACCGACTAAGTATCGAACTCCACCACCTGTCACATCAGTTGCATTAATCGTTCCTGATGGACCAGCAATTCCTTGGAATCCTTGTGGACCTTGTGTACCTGCAGCACCAACAGCACCCTGTAGACCTCGAGCACCTTGAACACCTATTATACCTTGTGCACCTTGAACACCTTGTGCACCTGTAGAACCATTAGTTCCATTAGTTCCGTTAGTACCAGCATTTCCTTGGAAACCTTGTGGACCTTGTATGCCTTGTAAACCTTGTGCACCTTGGCGACCTTGTGCACCTTGAATACCTTGTGCGCCTGTGGAACCATTAGTTCCATTCACACCATTGGTTCCTTGCACACCTTGCGGACCCTGCTCGCCTTGACGACCTTGAGCTCCTTGTACACCTTGATTACCAGTGGCACCAGCTGCTCCCTGTGCTCCAGTTAAACCTTGTGCACCAACATCACCTGTTGCTGAGAATTCAAAAATCATCTCAAGACCATTTGTAGGCATGGTTCCCGAAACATATGTTACAGGCACTTTTCTATAGCCACTGGTGTCGCCAGCAATTACAGCACCAGAAATTTTGAATATTGCAATAGTGCTTTCGCTAGGATCTCTAGCCTGTATGTACAAATATCCTCGCACACCACTAACGGGCGCAGAGTTATCATCCCATGACTCTATAAAGTTAGTTTGAGTTGTCCCACCATTACCAACTGTACTTATGAAAATTCTATTTACAGAAGCGATGGTTCCATTATTAAATCTAAACTTATTTACACCAGGATCTTCGTCAACTTGGTTACTAGAGAACTGATAATTTACACCAGCTCTGCTGCCTTGGAATCCCTGTGGACCTTGCACACCTTGTAAACCTTGTGCGCCTTGACGACCTTGCGCACCTTGAATGCCTTGGGATCCTTGAACACCTGTTAAACCTTGTAGACCTTGAGGACCTTGTGTTCCTTGTACACCTTGAAATCCTTGTGAACCTTGCACACCTTGAGCACCCTGCACTCCTTGTGCGCCTTGCACACCAGGAGCACCCTGAGCACCAACTGCTTGCGCTACTGTGAATGAGATATTTGCATTACCAGCCAAGGATCCTTGCGCACCCTCAACATTTACAATGATAGTTGCAGAGTTAACAAAGTTCAACTGTTGTTTATCTAGTGTGCTAGATCCATTCAATGAAACGCGAACTGTATTAGCAGCCACGTTCGCAGCAGAACCACCAGACTGCGCAGTCTCATACGCCCACTTCACTGAGTTAGCAGTAGGAACATTCGTCAAACTGGTAGATGTAATTGAGTCAACTAAGTTCTGTGTTGTTAACAGAGTATAATATCCGTTTGAAACAGTGAATCCAATAGAAGCCTGAGTTCCTGGGACTAGATTATTTGCAGTTGCTTGCCAAATAGAATCACTAGATTCAAATTTTAAGAATGCATTTCCAGCCAATCCTGCAGGACTTCCACCTCTTGAAACACCAAAAACTCCATCGCCATCTGAAGTTTGAGAGGCGCGCAGTCTATAACTATCGGCATCAACTTCCGCTTCACCTTGAATAGGGAAGTTGGTAGTTAGTGTATCAACCTCTAGTGTTGGAATATATGCATTGTGAATTCGCGCAAAGGTTTGCACTGACAGATTTGCTACATTTAAATTACCCTGTGAACTTGCTGATGAGGAGATGTTCACAGTGCCTGTTGTATTAACTTTCAATACATTCGCAATGTTCATGAACAAGCCATTATTGGCATGTGTTCCAGTTGTCTCTATGTAACCGTTGGCGTTTACATTTGACAGACTGGCAAAGTTATTATTGAACAAAAATCTTGTTCTAGTATTGCCAGCAATTTGAAATTCAATTGAACCATTCTGAAATTGTACGTCTCCGCTCTCAGAATAGAAGAATGCCCCATTATCTTGCTCAATATTCTTTACATCGAGCAATCCAGAAATACGAGCATCTGAGTCAACAGTCAGAGTAGTTCCACTTCCTTTGTCTAGCAATAGATAGCCATCAGTAATGATTACATTTCCATTAGGCTTTACGAAATCACCACGAGCAATCTCATTTACATCATTAATCGCTAGGTTGGTCTGTATACGCCAATTATTAAACGTATTTGATGTGACTACATTGCTAATATTGTTACTACTTGCCATTGATTAACTCTCTAAGCATTTGTTTCAACTCTGTAATATCATTCTTGATACTATTTATTTCTTCGTCTCGCTGCTTTTGTTTACGCAGCTGCTCCATCTTCATCTCGTGTCTCTTGATAGCGTCACGATCTGTGTTCAATAACGCAAGATTATTGGAATCTCTCACCAATCTATCATTTTCTCTCACTCTAAGTTTCATATTAACCCTCTGGAGTTGCTATAATACGAAGATTTCTTACAACAGGAATAACAGCTTGATCCTCTGATAACATACAAACTTTAATTGCAAAGTATTTAAATTTTTCGCCAATAGGATACTTGACACCATTATCATAGTAATATAGTTTGTTTTCTTCTAAGTTTGGTTTGAATTCCAGTTCAACGATTTCTCGCTGGCTCTTAGATTTCTTATCTACTCTCTTTAACATACGGACCCATCTCTTATCATTGAAACGATCTGGGTCTTCAGCAGATAGAACCTTGTAATAGACCTGAACGTCTGTTCCATTTGGACGAATTACATCCATAAACACTCTTAGATCACCAGACTCAAATCCATCTTCTAGAACGATTTGGCGGGTCAAATATTTAGCGCGAATGTTGCCACCGCTCTTACCTGTTTCACCAGAAATAATCGCTTCTGCATTTACGTTTGTGGTTGCGGTTCCCTTGGCAATAGAGATTGTTGGATTTTCAACATAACCAGAACCACCTGTAAACATTACAATGTAATCTACAGTATTTGAGCCAGTGGTGTTCGCTACTGCGAATCCATTCGCTCCACTACCACCGCCTCCGTTGATTGATACTGCATACATAGCAACATTGTAGCTATCAGATAGGAATGTCTGTCTAAATGCTTTCGCAGAGTTGGCTAGTGGTGTATCGCTTTCAGTAGTTCCAGCGTGAGTACGAATTACATTACCACTTGCGGCGTATGCATTATAACCCACACCTCTATTTGTTATTGAAATTACAGTGTTTGGTAAATCTGCGTTGTTCACATCATGTTCAACAGTAGCAATGGCTAGAGTTTCAGAATTAAATATTGGAGTGACATCAGTGTCTGATGTACTTAATTCAACCACAATAACCACACTGTTAGCATTACCGAATTGAACCAATCTACTATTAGTATTCGATGTCGAAGATAATTTTGTTGAAGTATCTAATAAACTACCATATGAAAATTCTTTGTGCGGTGAAACATAATAGCCAAAATTTTCTTGATTATTATTAGCCTTGAATACACCCTTTATACGATAGTCAATTTTGGCAGTTGGGAAAGAAAGTTGATTGCTGTGGAGCATCAAACGATCTACGTTTTGCGTGAATCTAGGTGGTGATTCTAAGTTAAATGTGGCAGTGCCACTAGATGCGAACACAGCCTTATTTACCACGAACATCAAATCTTCGTTTTGATATGGAGTCCATGTTGTAGCATTTTGAGTGCGGAATAGTGATCCTGCATATGGCTGTTCAGAGATACGACGAGGAGGATCGGCTCCAAGTACATCACCACCAAGTTCAGCCACATACAATTCATATTCAGGAGATTCGCTAGAAATAACAATAGCATATTCACTGTCTGGTTGCAAGTAAACTGGATCATCAAACTCAAACTTAGTCAATGTTGCAACGTTTGATGTGCTTGGATTATCTGAAATTTTCACATCTTTTGCTTTTATAGTTTTCGCTGCCACATAATTCTTTGTAGGATAACCATTTAACACTTCAGCAATCTTAACTGTTACAGGTAGTTGTAAAGAACCATTCGCCACGCTGGGCTTGTTCTTGAAGAATAGATCGATTGATGTTGCATACAATCCATTGTTCACTTTATTTGAAGTTGGCTTAGGTGTGAAGAATGTTTGTGATAAGCCATCAGCAAGCTGAACTCTAGGAACAGATGTAGTCGTTGCTCCAGTTACTGGTTCAGATTGTGTTGTTGATGTATATGTTCTGTCGGTTGGAGATAATGGTGTAACAGGATTATCAGGAGTATACTCAGGCATTGGATTATTGATCGGTGTTGTCACAATAGTTTGATTTTGATTGATCAATCCAGCCGCAGTAAATTTAGCAGAACCTTTCATAGTAAAGTTTGCGTCTGCTAAAACATTAGTATCTGTAATAGAAAATACTCTTTCACCAGTTTTAAATTTAAAGTTTGGTTCTGATGGCATATTAAAGATGCCTGATAGAGAACCGTTTTCATCAACAATATGATTGCCGAAAGAATATTTTGAAGTGTGGGTGGGATCCACAACGAATGGTGAATTTAGAGTTATGGTTTTATCGCTTACAGCAACAACTCTACGGAATTGTCCGATTCCTGTGCCTGCAGTAATATACATTAAATTACCATTAGCCAATGATGTATTACTTGAATTTACATAAACGTATTGTCCACCACCCAGAACAGTATTCGCGTTGGCAGTTGCTATAATTCCTGAACTATGTTCGTGAGATATAATTGATACATTTTTTGATGGTGTTGTTATAGAAGTAATCACATTGTTGGGTTCAATGTCGTATGCTACAGTATTTTTTACTCTCAACGAAGCTACTGATGCGTTGGTTGCATTAAATAATCTAGAATTTGCGTTCGATGAGTGTACATTCAAGTCGCCCTTCAAAGTTTGAACAGCGATAGAACCACCAGTTCCTGTAGAATATACAACTTGACCAAAGTATGAAGCTGCGTTTACTTTATTCAAACCATCAACTGTTTGGAAAACCAGATCACCAATTTTAAAATTGTTAATTTCGGCTGAACTATTATCAGACACATCCAATGTTGTAAAATTTTCGTTTACATATAAAATGTTTTCTCCTGATGTTCCAAGAACTTCGAAGTAGACATTATTGTTGGGGCAAACCAACCCCTCACCATTGAAAAATATGTCTGAATTATTTTCGTTACTAAATGAAACAATATTTGCGCTGAAGGCTGTAATTCCATTTGCATTTTGCACATAAATTGAAGCCTTGTCGTCAAAATTACCAGACATTGATTTGATAATCAATGTATTGTTACCAGAGTAGTAGTTATCGACTACAGCTGTGAATGTTGCAGCAGCTAACGAAGTTCCTTGATAAACAGAATTAGAGGTATGAGCTAGTGTACTGTTCGCATTAACTACAATATTCTTTTTAGAATTTAAGATTAGCTTGTTACCCTTTTGGCAAAATTGTGTAACTGCAATATCGTCAAAGAATGCGCGTGCAATCTTATATGGACGAAGATTATCTGCATCGAATGCAATATCTTGTTTACGAATAAATGCTATCAAAGAAACTTCTGAAATTAAAGTTCCTTGCTGTACATAAATTTCTGCCATTTCAATTACCCTTAATCTTTTTCGTAACTTATATCTGCGACTTTGAACTTACTTGTAATGTTATGGTGTAGAATATATGCGTCTGAAGTTTCACCAGCCCAGAAGTAATTATCGTGGGCATCAATAACTCTTACAAATTTATATCCAACATTTTCATTAGAAACTACTCTTTCCCAAATAATTGCACCGCTGCGCAACACTGGTATCATTTCTCCAACCAATTCTGGTGGTTTCTTGATACCATTATTTAACGTAGGTATTGGTGCTGTGTCTGAGCAAACTAGCGATGCTCCAGATTCAGTTACCAATCTATGGCAAACTTGATAATCAATAAACGCATCTTTAACAGTTCCAACAATGTTATTCAGTTCTTCTAGATTGCATAACATTAACTTATGCGTACGATTTAATTGATACGCTTGTGTTACAGGACCATTGTTCACCATATTGTCATCAATCATAGGCACATAACTTTCTAGCGCAACACACCCACCGCTGAATGTTTTCTTAGATGTTGTGGAAGCAACCAAACGCGATGTTCCAATGGTAGATTCAATATCTGATTCAGGTGGAGGTGGTTCGTATGGATGTTGCTCAAAGTCAGCTGCAGCTGGGATGAAGAATGGTGCCAAAATATCAGGAACAGATTCATTTTGAGGATCTGGATCCAGCAATATTGCCTTTCTTGATGAAGATGGCTCATCAGGAACAACTGGCGGTGGTCTATTTCTACCAACTGGTCTGTCATCTTCCTGACGTTTTGGTGGTGGGTCAGTTCTAGGAACTTCAATTAGAGCTGGAGAATTGTTCACAGCGCACTCAGGAACAGTCACGATCACCAGTCTATCCTTAACTCGCTCAACTATTACCATGGTGTTTGTGATTTCTTTAACTGCCTCTGGTGCAACTTCAGGAGTATATTCTGGTTCTTGTATAATTTCTGGTTTTAATTCGGTAGAAATCCAGTAGTCCACTTCTGGCGTAATTCTCAAATCTCCGATAAATGTACCAAACAAGAATGGTTGGACTGTAATTTTCTTATCGCTGGCGATTTCTTGTTTCACAGCAGGAGTTTCGGTGTAGTCGAGTGTGATAGTTCTTTGATTTTCTCTAGCTGAATCTGTACCAACCAATTTAGTTCCCAGCACCTTATTCTTAAAGAATGGTGTTAATGCATTTCTCACCATACTGCAGTTAAAGTCTGGATTGCGATAATCTGCAATGTTAAAGTTGCGGAAGTTTTCGCCAATAATTCCAAACTTCTCTTTCTCTGTTCCATCTTCATATTGCGATGTATCATCAAGTGCTTTATTTTCAATTGAGTTTAGTGCTGTATAGTATTCAACGCGATCAACACGTTTGTCGATCTTGGCAATGTCTCTCATAGTGTAACGCTTGTTCTCAACATATTTCAAGCGAATATCATTAATGCTATTAACATATGGAGGTAGGTAGATGACATACAGTGTCATTGAGTCATCATCATCTGGCGGCGCGACTGGTTTTGGCGCAGAAACACCTTGAATGATTCTAAATTCTTTGGTCTTGCTCACAACCAACTTATCAATTCTTGGCAGATAATAATCAAACGAAAGTTCTGTGGATGCATCTGGAGCTGGTAATAGACCAGTGTCAATGGTATCCAATGTTCCAATTCTCTTGGTTGGTCTGAAGTCCAAACAATCTCTCAATACAAATACACCATTCTTAGATGAATAATAAACTGGAATCTCTCCAGCATCATCTAATGTCGAATTATACGAGTCAACAGAGAAGAAGGTTGCTCCAGCTGGGTATGTATGCTGGAAGAAGTCCAAATGCACAGTTAGTTTTGCATTTGGTGATGGGTAGCCCTGCTTCAAAATTAACTTAGCATGATCATAAATATCATCTTTCTGCCCATAATCAATTAAGAAGTGATCAGTTATATCTGTGTACACAGTTGAGTTAGCGTGAATAGTTGTGTTTCCACTTAGAATTCTACGAACTTGAACTACATCTGGGACAAATAGATTAATTGAATCTCCAGGGAAGATATTTGTTACATTTGCTTCGGTAACGAATACCAATCCATGAGCCACGTTAATCTTGACTGCATCACCATATGCAGGCATGGTAACTGTGTGATCAATGTTCACATCAGATACGCTTGGGTAGTTGAACGGAGATAATGTGTAGGTTGTGTTGCTTCTGTATGTCTTACTACGAACATTACCTTCGGCGTCATTCACTTTAGTGGTGACTAAAATATCAAGATCGTTTAGAGTGGTTAGTCCAGTGTCAATTTCAAGACCACCGACAACTTCAGAAACATTCGCGGTTGTTAGTGTGATGACTTCTCCGTTCGCTGGTTCACCAGAAGCTGGTGTTGAGTGATTTCTTGGTATGCAAATTAGATTATCTTGAATGTTTGAGTTGGTAACAGACCAAGGAATCGTTTCATAAGATTCAAGAGAGACTGTGAACACACCAGGAGCACCGACGTCAACTGCTTTTTGTACATACTTGATATGATTATAGTCGATGTTATCTAAACTGCCTCTCTTCACATAGTTCTTTGGTAGACGATAGATTAGAGTCTTATCATCATTCTCAAAGAGCACAGTTTCTCCATCAATCAACTTAGACTGTACAGAAACATTAGCGTGGACGTTTACAACTGGAACTGATACGTTGGCTTCCATTAAGGATTCTAGATCCTTCAATGCAAAGTTTAGTTGCACGACATTGTTTCTAGTTGGAACAGAACCTTCATCAAATGGTCGATCTAGAGTTGCGATCTGAGTTGCACCAACATAACTAATAATCTTTCTAGTTTGACCAGTTACATTTGATGTGTATGGGGATTGAACAAATACCTGTAGATCTCTTCCAGTAATGTTTGCTTGAAATCCACTATTGACGACTAGATAATCATTCGACACGCGAACTACCTGTCGAACATAATCTTCTATGCGGATGATGTCACCAACAGATACGTTTGGTGAAGCGAAAGTGCTACTTACAGCACTGTTCGCGAAAATATATCCATTCGCATATAGATCGGCTGTTGACACATTCGCAACATTGTTTAATAGAATAGGTAATACTGTGATCGTGACGTTTTGGTATGCGTTATCTTTTCTAGATGCATTTGATGTTAAGTTAATGGTAGTTGATGTGAGTCCGCTCGCAACATTCATACGAATAGTTTTTGGTCTCACATCAACATCAGTCAGATAAAAATTATATACACCTTGACTATCTGCTGCAGTATTACCAGATGGGGTATCTCTCTTAATTGCACGTACTCTCGCAGTTCCAATTTTAGTGTTTGCGTATGCTGCGAAATCAGCGGCTGCGCCGACAACTGCACCAGTTAAGGGGCTGGTTATACCAACATTAACACTAGCAGAATCTACGCAGTGTAGATCAACTTTTTCTAGACTGACAACATCTAGGAATGAGTTTCCGTTTGCTGAACCATACACATCTCTAACTTTAATGTAGTTACCATAAGAGGTGTCGAAATCAAGATCAATTACAGACTTTTGATCTGATGCTCCTCTTGGTTTTGGTACTTCCATCTTGAATGTGCCAAGAGTTTCAAATTCAAATCCCTTGACGTATGCTTTACCAGGTTCAATGTTGATGATGTAATTATTAGCATCTTGAGACTTCGAAACTGATGCGCGGAAAGGTGTTACGGTGTAATCGCCAGATTCATCAAAGGTACGGCGAGCCAAAGTCTTTTCGATTTCTGAATAGATTGGATACTTGACCTGCTTTGTGATCGCACCACTTTCAATTCGCATTAGTTCGAAGAAAGAGGATTCATCAATCGCGGTATCCAACGGTCTGGTGCTTAGAGTCAGATTAAACTGATAACGATCTGCACCAGGAGCTTGGTAGTTAAATGATTGTTGCGCTGGATCTAGTAATGTAGAATCGACTACGCTATCAACAATTTCATCAGAAATTTCTAGACCAATTTTAGCATTCGCAGTCTGAGAGTATGCGCTTACAACAGTGGTTTGTTCACCAACCTGAATAAAGTATCCATCAACATAAAAGATACCCTCGTTGATAGAAACTACAGTTCCCTTACCAGAAGCCTGACTATCAACACACTTAGCCTTGGTAATTGTTCCTGCCACTCTAAAAACATCGCCATCATCAAATTCAACACCACTAACATACTTAACCATCAAAGTTGGTGATCCACCAGCAGGGAAATATGTAGCCAAAACCTTAGCTTGAACCAAACTATCTGAGTCGCGAATAATGACCTTCCCATTAAACAAATCAAGTTCAATGTCTTCATTATTGAAGGTATCGTCTAGTTTTAGATAAGTTATCTTGTTGTCAAGAGTTAGATTACCACCGATAACTGGAGAACCGTCTTGGAAAATGTGATCGCTCAAAGACTTGATTTGATTTTGTAGAATAGATTGAATTTGAGTTAGTTCGCGAGCCTGAACCGATGCCCCAGGCTTAAATAAAATCTTTAGATAATTATTTTCTTTAGCGTTTTGCTCAAAATCATCATAATACGGATCTACGTTAAATTCCATTTGCTACCTACTAAAATGATAGAATTAGTCTGATTTGTTCCGATTGGTCAACATCACGAATAATTTTTGCTCTGTTTTCAATATATAGTACATCTCCAGAAAACATCTCAATTTCAGGTTCTCGAATAGAAAGCGCAGTTGCAACTGCAGCTGAGAATGATCCTCTTAAAGTTTGACCAGATGACAATTCGCCATTGATGTTATTTAGGTACAATTCATTGGTAGAAGGATTCCAATAAACCACTGTGGCGGTGTATGTGGCTTCTGCTAATGATGTGCCCAAGTATACAGTTTCATCATTTGAGAAGTTAGTTACTCCTGGGTCAGTGGTAGTAACTACAGTTGTCGCGGAATAAACTGAAGCGTTAGCATAGTACCCGTTTGCTAACAAAGGATCTCTGAGAACACTAATCTGTCTGAAATCAAATTCCCCAGAAGCAGAACTGACAGGAATTAGATCATTTTCCGTACCATCCAATTCTACGGTGATCATAACAGAATAGCAACCAAGTTCTCTGGCTGGATCTGATCCATGACCACCATATGGTCCGATAACAACATCAAAGGAAGCTGCGTTACCTGTTACAGATTGATCTTCATCTGTAACAATAACCCCTGCTGTTGTATATCCAGCACCACCATTTAATATGTTTAAATCAGTGATTACCCCGCTTTGAACTTTAGCAGTTACATTCGCACCAGTTCCATCACCAGTAATTGTGATGATCGGTAGACTATTACTACTTCCTGACTCGCCCACGGTATAATAACCAGTTCCACCATTTAAGATTCGAATTATATCTATTCTACCATCTACAGATCCTGCAGTGACTGCATTATCTTTTATAACTGGCATCCAAGTAGATGTGAAGAACTTTTGTTTTAGCCCATATGGAATTGTATACAGATACTTCCATTTGTATCCGTCACCAGTTAAAATATAAGGATTTTCTGGAAGTTGCCCATCGATATCAATGGTGGGTTCAATAGTAGAGCTTACATTGCCATTGTCCAAACATTTGAATACTTGATCTCTAGAATTTCTAACATAATAGTTATTCGCAAACTTGGGATAGGTGTTACTAATCTTGATTAAATTTACGTTGCTAGAATATGAGTATTGAAGTGCAGTGTTAATAGAAACTGTATAGTTTCCCAAAACACCAACTACTTCCTTAGTCTCAGTTCCAATTTGTATTACATTAGAAACTTCTAGATTACCAGTAAATATTGCGCTATTAGATCTAACAACCAAAGAATTGGCAAGAGCAATAATGGTGTTATCAGTCCCAGAATATGTAAATGCTGCATTAACCACTAAGTGATTGTTGTTGGTTACATTTACAACTGAACGAGACTGATTGTTAACACTAATCACGTCCCCAATAAACAGATTCCCGCTAAAGTAAGTTGCATTTGAGCCTGTGGTGTTACCAACTACAATGTTTGCGCTAACATTAACTCTTCCAGTCAAAGTAACATTTGAATTTGCGTTTACGGTGCCAAGATTTAGTTTTTGATTGTGCGAGAATAACTCATCATGATCTTGATACATATCATATTTGACCCCTGAATTCCAATTTACTCGAGGAACAACCAGCGCCATATCAGCTGTTTGTATCTTTTTAATCGCAACCATGTCTCTGTATAACTGATTTTTATAATTTGTAGTTAGTACTGGAGACTCTATCTCGTTACTTGTTTCTGTGTTATCGTCGCCCCAACGAATCGGACGTCCTATTGCGATATAGGTGTTAGATCCAGCTGAGAAAAGATTACTCTTAATTTTCTCTGCTAATTGGTACTTGAAAAATTGAGTTAATATTGAATTCATTTTTAGTCCGTTACGGTTATAATTTCATAATCATAATCTGCGGTATAATCTGGTATCACCTTATATACAACTCCAGATAGATTTGCTTCGGTTACTAGGTCGGTTGCCAAGACGTTTCCTGATTCTAGTCCAATACCAAATTGTACATTAGCGTTTACTGTTGTGGCTAATTTGTACAACAGCTCTCCAGTTGAAGCGTCATCGAATGCCGAGTTTACGTTCATTACTGTTGCACTGGCTATATTGACAACTTTCTTAACCTCATTATTTATCTTAATAATGTCATTGACTGCCAACTGAGTACTGAAGGAAGTTGATGTTCCAACCACCTTTCCGTTTGAGCTGAAGATCTGCACAGTTCCAGTTTGAGCCAAAAACACATTCGCAGTGGCTATATTGAAACTAATCTGATCTCCGCTAGCAATAAAGTCAAATACAGAGTTGGTATTACCAAAAATTGTAACTGTAGTGTTACTCAACTTATTTATGGTTTGTCCAGTAGAGTTATAGACGAATGCAGCGTTTACGGTTATATGTGTATCGTCTGTTACAGTTACAACTCTTCGAATTTCATTGTTAATCTTGATGATATCGCCAGCATTTACTTGAGGATTGAAATTGGTTCCAGAACCAAGAACGATGGTATTCGAGACGTATAGCGATGCGCCAGTGACGAAATAATTAAATGGAGTGTTCACCACTAGCGAGGTGTCTGAGTTTCTTACCATAACTTCGCGGATTTCGCCATTTACCGTCACGATATCTCCAACCGAAACTTCAGGATTGAAATTAGTTCCTGATCCTGTAATCAAGTTGCTAGATAGATAAGCGACGTTATCGTTACCGCTAAATCTAAAGGCTGAATTGACTTCCAAATAGTAGTCGTTTGCAATCACAATAACTTGTCTAGTCTGATTGTTGATGGTAATGATGTCTCCAACATCTAGATCAGTTGTAAATGCAGTATTGGATGGAACTGCAGTGTTACCAAACACTGCGTTGCTAGATCTGATAACATTCATCGTTCCATTTATATCTGAGTTGACTTCTACTGTTCCAGTGACAGCTGGGTTCAACGATGCTGTTCCAGTTACTGCACTGTATTCGGTATTTGTTTTGATCTTACCTTGTCCGATGTAGGTAAAGTCGCTCTCAACTTCAAGTTCAGTATCGCTGTTTACCGATGTGATGATCTTTGCGAAACCGCGCAATGGATGGACTGAATCTTTTAAAATGACCATGTCGCTGACATCAGCTTGGAAGGTTACGTTAGTGAATTCTGTGTTGATACCTGTAATTGTATTTCCAGTAGAAACCTCAACATTTATTTGAGAGTTGTTTGCATTTCTTAGATTTAAGTAGATTACTGTGTTTGATTTAGAATTATTTTCGACTTTATTCTCCGCAACAAATCTACTCAACATAGACATTCCAATTGGATGCACAATGTCTCTTATCACATTTTTATATTCACTAATTGATTTACCAGATTCAATAATATATGAATAGTTGTGGTAAATCTTATCGTCTTGTAATTTTTTATCTGCACTTGGGAATCCATCTGTGTTTATATAAAATCCTGGATACTTAATTAATCCGTTGAAGAACTCAGCGACAGCACGAGCTTTACCGTTACCATAGAAATATGGATTTGGTAGACCTGCAAGCTGGGCATCAGCTGAATACTGTTCAGGGGCAATTACGGTTTGCTCAAGATCAATTGTAAATACCACACCACCTTCGCTGGTGAATGGCAGAGTTCTATTGAAGTTGGTAAACGATGAACCAGAATAATTAAATAATCTCAGAGTGTTTGTGGTTCTATTATAACTCTTGACGATTCCTTGAAAGATCGCAGTATCTAAACTGTTTCCTTGATAGACTCTCTCACCTTCGCTAAGTGTTTCCCCCTCATCAATTGCATTGATTACCATGTCAACAACTTTCAGTGATACGATAGGTGTTGAGATGTAATCAAATCCTCTTGACACAACTCGAATGTCGCGAATACGACCAATCGCTCCTGTTTCTACTGCGTTGACAACACCCTCGCCGAATCCATATGCAGTCAACGAAGCGTTGGATCCACCTGAAGTTGTGACAGTTACTGTTTTATTGCCATAGTAACCTTCGCCGCGATTGGTGATGGTAGTTCTGGTAATTGATCCTGTTGCATTAACATTTACAAATCCGACGAATCCGTAGCCTCGATCGCCAACTACGATTGAGTCTCCATTGGCATAACCAGTTCCTGGGTTGTTAATGTACACGTGAGCAATTTGACCGAAAGAACTGATTGGTTGTCTAGATTCTATGTAACCTGAATCTTCCAAAAACCCATCGTTTTCTACTAAAGAAACTTTTTCTGCCTCAGACAAATATGTGTCGAAATAAGTTGACACAGTGATGGTCGGTGTAGATCTAAATCCAGCACCACCATCTAATACGTTGAACAACGCTATCCCACCAGTCTCAATATCTTCGTAGTTTAGAGTCTGAATAATTTTTGAATTGGCATTCGCTCTAACGTCGTTGGAGGTTATTGAGTTGAAATCAAATACCTTGTTGGAATCTTCGCAATAAACTTCTGTAACGCCACCCAAAACATTAGTTAAATTTGCAGCTGAAAATACAATGTTACCTGCTGCATTACTCAACTGTACATTATACAATAACAAATCACCTGTGTATGCAGAAACGCCTTGTCCAAATCCAGAAGAATTGGATGTTGCAATTCTAGCCTTAAAGTTCGCGCTCGCATACCCACTGCTAGAATTTGCATACACTCTCTCAAAATTTATGTAAGGATCGTCATCATCTTGCTCTGTTAGATTGAGCACGATGTTTCTATTGTTTGAGGTGAAGACTTCATATTCTTGATAGCCGTATGGAGAGCCTTCAGTCGCGTCATCACCACCAATCACTTCTGTGAGCAAATAATCAATTGGCATCTTATCCACAGAAATGACTTCTAGGAAAGTGGCTTGGCTGTTTGTTGCAACATTTGTGGTGTTTAATCCAACTACACGAACGTCAGTTGAACTATTGGCAGCTGGATCATCGCCTTCGCTTCTATAGATTGTTGAAATTGAGTTTGTGTATGTTCTATAACCATATCCAGGAAATACAGGATTAATACCTTCAACAGAACCAAACGACACGTTACCAACATAGGCTATTGCATCCACTGCTTCTGCTGTGCTATCCAAACCACCAAAAACTATAACTGGATCGCCCACGTTGTAAGATAATCCACGACGAATTTGCTGAGGATCTGTTCTGATTGTGGAATCGATTCTTATGCTTGAAATCGCTCCAATGATTTTTTCCGAAAACACTTGTTCAACATCATCTTCATCTGTGTATGTTATCTCCAGTTGCTCTCCATTGATGAATTCTCGAAATACATTAGAAACATAAATTTCTAAAATCTCATTACCAAAATTCGGATCAATTGTTTTATTTGCGGATTCAACTACGCATGTAGCCTTAGATTCTGAACCAACACCTTTACGTTTTTCTAATAAATTTGGATTTATACTTTCATTTTCCGCACTTAAAGTTAATTGAAATGCTTTAGGTAATTTCCATTTACCATCAGATGCTTTAAGAATCTGTTGTTTTGGATAATATATTTCAATTTCTTGCGCGAATAAAACTCTAAACAGCCACTTTAAAGATTCTTCGCTACCTTTTTTAATGTAAAATTCTCGCGCCCCCTTCAAAATCTTAACTAAATCTAATTCAGTTTTTTCTGGGAAATATGGTAGTAGTTCATTTTTGAAGATTCGAATGAAAGGATCTATAGTTTGATCGATGTCTCGATACTTTTCTGAGTTCATAATATGATAAACAGTATTTCCCTTACTCTCATCTTCCAGCCATTCATAGTAAAGTTCTATGAATCTCTTGAATGTGGGATAATCATTCCTGACAAAGTCAGGCAACTGCATGCTGATTAAACTAGATATAGTTTTTTCTGTGGTAGACATTAACTTGTAACTTGACTAATGTTGATTTGTATTGCTGCTGGGTCAGTCTTATCTAAAGTTATGATAGAGTTTCTATCTGATGAAAATGTAGTGGTGCTGGGGGAAGCCTTGAATACCAGTGTTCCGAATGCATCCGCAATAGTTTCTGGCATGAAGTTGTTTAATTCAATTACTCCATCCAAATAAAAAACCGTTCCGACATTCGGATTGATTACTCTTTTAACATTATTCGTATCGAAATAATACAATCTTAAGTTACCCTTTTTACCTTGCAGCACTGGTTTTATTTCTGCCCCAGATCCACCGCCACCAACAACTCTTGCTACAGCTGCTGAATAATTTGATCCTGATCTTGTGACAATAACAGATTTTAATTTACCATTTACAATTACTGCCTCAGCTATAGCACCCTCACCATCGCCTTCAATAACAATGCTTGGAATTTCAGTGTACCCATCCCCAGCTGAAACTATCTCCACCTCATCAATGCCAGAAAACGATAGTGGAACTTCTTCTATGAAGCATGTTCTCAACACACCAAATTCATCTAAATGTTCAAAAGAAGGTTCACTGTAAACTCTATCATTGACAGTTCCCCTTTTTATTTCCACATTAAAATCTAATTTGTATCCTTTAGATTGACCTAGAGTTGGTCTAAATCTCTTTTCTAATAGCAACTTAACAGAATTATTTTCTATTGAAGGATCTGAATCATCTATAGCACGAATCATTCTAGATAATTTTAGCGTGTTGTTGAATGAATTTAAATATTCATCTGAGAAGTTTTCAATCGCAGTTTTAACAGCTGTTCTAATCTCACCAATAGATTTAGTTGTTTTTCTTGGATCATATACAACATCAACAACCAGATTCAGATAGTTATAGTCTGGAGCCACATACTCTGGAGTGACAGTCAAAACACTCACAGGTTGAATTATTTCTTTCTTTATGTAATCAATTTCAGTTTCAGTTATTTCGTAATTTCCGCGTGGTTTAATTGAGAAGAAAATTTTACCATACACTGGAGGAACAGCTTCTTCGCCACCCCAAACAGTTACTGCGTCAAAGTATGGGTAATTTTTATTGATTAAAGAAATGTAGTCGTTTTTGGTTACTGCTCTGTTTTGTGCGATAAATGATTTCGGTGCAGTAAATCTAATTTTCTCAATAGACTCTTCAAGTTTACCATCAGAAGATTCATTTACCAGCGTGATAGTTGGAATTACTGTATTCAACAAAGTTCCTATCATTTTGAATTTTTTAATTCCATTCGCAGCATCACCTGAAGTTGTAATATATGATACGATTATAATGTTGCCTTCTGATAATTTTTTACCGATGACATCATCACCAAAATATATTTGATATTTGCCTTCACGATTTTGTTCCAAATAATACACTGGTGCAGTAGAGTCAACTTCTGTAGCGTCTTGTGCCAATACGAAAGTTTCTAAATTAGCATTTCTAGAAGATTTTTGCACCTGCACTAATAATGTAGTTGTGTCTATACCTGCATCAGGCAATACAAACAATTGTTTAGGATTAGTTTGTGAATCGTATACAAATGTAAATGATGCTGGATTACCTTCTTTGATTTTGACGTTAGTAAAATTAAAGAAACCTTGATTGTTTTTTGTAGCAGTTTTTTGTTCAACATTTACAAAAGTGTATGTTATACCATCCTTCGAAGCTGATCCAAATTGAGTAAATCTTGGCATTGTAATGGCGCTGTTAGAACCACCACTCACTTCCTGAAACGATACATTAATCGTTGCTTGAGAAGCAATTCTAGACATTGGGGTATAACCGAGAAGTTTTGCGTGAGAAACTACTGACTCTCTTAGCTGAGCAGTGTCAATAAACATTTCATTGGCTACCATGTTTAAATAGTAGCCCATATAATGTGTGTTATATGCCAACACATCTAGCAATACGGAAAGACCAGAACCCTCAAAATTATAATCTGAGAATTCAGACTGATCTTTTAAAAATCTCTTCAAATTAGTTTTGATAGTATCAAAATCTAATTCTGAAATATTGATGTTTTTTTCTGCCATTTTATCTTATTCTCTCTAGAAAAAAATCTATTGTAAACGGATCAGTCAAATTGTTAATTACTAAGGTTAATGAAATATCATATCTCTCGCTGTCAAAATTAGGAGTAACTCTTAATTCTTGTATTGATGCTCTTGGTTCATATCTAGAAATAACTAATCGTAAACTATCTTCTAATTTTATAGAGGTTATCAAATCAATTGGATCAAATAAGTATTGTTTAATGTCACATCCCAGATCAGGATTAAACAATCGCTCAAAAAAATTTGTTTGTATTAAATTACCGATTGAGGCTATAACTGCTTTCTCGTCTTTGACTTTAACTATGTCCCCAGTAACTGGATGAGCAGCAAAATTTAAATCTAAATCTAAATATCTGTTATTTTTTGTTAGAATTGCCATTATTTCTGATCCAATCCTACCGCAGTAGTTGTGCTAAACAAACTCTTTGTATCTATCGAAGCGTAGTTTATCACTAATGTAGAAACGACATCTGCAGCATTTATCACCTTTTCTAAATCGCTATATGCTGACAAATCAGAATCTATTGAGGTTTGTAGAGATACGCTTCTTGTATTTATAGAACTTGCGATAGAATTTATGTATTGTTTTTTATCTTCAACGGATAAGGAGTTGAATTCTGAGCTATTCAACTTTATGATTGCGTCGTTAATTTGCGTATTCAACTCGGCTACAGTATTAGCCTTTTTCAAACTACCTGTTTGGGCTGATATATAATCAACATTATCCTCTGGGAAGAATCCCTTTAGAACACGTGCATTATCGATGATACTACCCTGATCTATTGTGTGATTAGAATTGGCTTTGGTTATGACTGGTAATCTAATACTATAAATCACAATGTCGGTATTAGGTTTGGTACTGGTAGCCAAAACTGTTACATTATTGGTCGTAAATTGGCTGGTAAATGTTATAAAAGGGTCGTGTGAGTAGATAACATCTACCTCGCGGGTATAAACTCGTAAATTATCATGAACCACGAACACTTCCGTAGTTTGGTGATCTACGTTAGAGGTAGCCTGTATAAAAAACTTTGCAGAACGAATCTTTTGCGGTGTAAAAGATGCAACCACATATGGCGTATTCATAGGAAGATCGTATTTGTACTCAAAAATTTCAGTGTTTTCTTCCTCTGGGATGATACCAGTTACATCAGAAGATAGAGTTATACCAGATAACCTATTGGTGTGATCCTCAAAAGCATTGACATAAGAAACTGCACCAGACAAACCGTCTGGTCCGCCAATTGATAATTTAAGTTGTTGATATGCTGCTGACAATGCTGGATCAGAAGATATGTTAGATAGAGAAGAATCGAGTCCAGTATAGTTACAGGCTGTCAATGTATTCAAAGTGGTTTTGGTTGACGATATCGTACTAGAAACTGGATTTCTAGAAATTGATGATAGAGTTTCATCCAGAGAAACTCCGCCAGTTGCTAAGCTCTTAGCCAAAAAGTTCAATCCACCTTCTCTTTGCACCAAAGCAGCGAATGCGTCTGAGGTTTGTGGTTGTATTGTTGCTGGTGTTACAGGAATTGATGCTGTGACGCCAGTCAAATCTCCAAAATCAAATTCTTTAGAAACTCCCATACTTGAAAGAGTGTCAGAAAGTCGCCCAACATTGCTGATCTCATTTAAATCACCATACTCAGCTGGATTTACCCCAATACTCTCCAACTTAGCATTCAAGCTACTGATGTCTGACAGTTCTCCATAATTTACAGTCACACCGACTCTATCTGCTGCTGCTTTTAACTGTGATGTAGTTGATAAGCTACCGACCTCTCCAATGATATTGCTGAAAGAATCCACATCAACATTAGCCTGATCAAATTTAGAAGTTAAATTATCTAAACCACCAATATTACCACCAAGAGCACCAGTTAAAGATTTACCAACAGCAGACAGCGCTGATGAGCCAGCAGTAAATCCGCCCAGCGCACCACTTAATCCACCAGAAGATATTGCTCCAGATAATGCCCCAGAAAGTCCACCAGATAATGCTCCACCTAATGCTCCACCCAACGCACTACCAAGTCCACCTGATAATACTCCTGATAGACCGCCCAAAGCACCACCAGCAAAACTTGCAGCCATACCTGCTAATCCACCTAATTGTGTGACTGCTGTTGTTCCTCCAATTTGTACTGTTGGAACTGGCATCAACTTAACACCACCAATGAAGGCTAATACGATTTTCTTAACTAATCCAACTGAAACTGTCATAATTATGTACCACTAGTGTTAGAAGATATAGGCGATATTGGAAATGTTATAGTTCTTGGGAAAAGTTCCTTGGCAATAATGCTGGTGGGTTCTTGAGTTCCACCTGCGCCGATAGACAAAACTCCTCCTGGTGCTACAGGGGAAGTTGCTCCTCCTGTTGCTGTTCCAACTATTGAGCTCAAATCCATAGTGACTCCGCTCTCAGCAGCTCTTTGTACCAAAGATCCAGCACTTGTTTGTATATTCGTAATTTGATTTGGTGATAGATTTAGTATATCACCAGACAAACTATTTAATCCACCTTCAATTGTTTGTAAACCATTTTCTAACTGTCCCAATGGCAATGCTTGTTTTAACAAAGAATTACCTTGATTTATCAAATTTTGAGCATCCCCATAAACAGAGCTGACAGTTGATGTTATGCCTGCTATCTCTTTAGTTAAATTAGAAAATTGGCTAGTGGCAGCTAGAGCTGATGTAATCGCTCCAAAATTTAATCCTCCAGCCAATCCAGCAACTAATCCGCCAGTATCCAATAGAGTTTTAAAGTCACCTAATGGATTTCCTATTGCATCGATGAGACCCAATCCCTTAAAATTGAAGTAGTCTAAAGTTCCGATGGCTGCACCTGGGACGAATCCTTCTAATCCACCTGATGACAAACCTGTTCCTTTTGGAAAACTTGGCGAACCACCAGGAATGTTTATAAAAGCACCAGCTAAATCAACTTTAGCACCATATACAACTGCAGAAGATCCACCAAATGATGCTTTACCACCACCACCGACTTTCATTGAACCACCAGCTTTGATGTCCATTCCACCACCAGATTCAATTTGAGTTTTGGAACCACCTTTTATTTTAACATGACGTGTAGCGCATATATTAATCTCACCAGCTTCCACATTCCACTTACCGCCAATTTTCATATCACAATCACCATCTACAGTAATGCTACACGAACCTTTAACGTACATAAAATCGCTACCCATCGTAACACTATACTTATCTTTGTGTATATGATCTACGCGATCACCTTTAGAACTAAATTCTATGACTGTTCCAATTTTATGCGCCAAATTGACTCTTTCTTTACCCTTAGTGTCATCCATTTCAAAAGCATGCCCTGACTCAGTTTCATGAGCATAGTTGTATGGATATTTTGCACCATATTGTGGCTCTGGCTCATCCCATCTTTTACCACTTATTCTAGTTGATCTTACATTTTTCTTTCTTTGTTTCTTTATAGTTTCAATTACAGTTTTCTTAATGTCGCCTCTAGCCAATCTAGTGGTAGTTGGTTCGTTTACATATTTTGGATAAACACCATTTGGATCAGCAAATCCATTAGATTTCTTTGGTTTTGCTTTTGGTTTTCCTGGTAGTATTCCCATAATGACTGGCTGCTGAGCATCATATGCATCCATAAAAAAGCCAACAACCCAATCACCTTCCTTTGGTGAATATGCAGCTGGGTTTGTTGGTGGCACCACACAATTAGCCCAAGGAAGATCTTCAGTTGGGATGTCTTCTTTACTTTCCGAATGAAATCCGTAACATCTCACACGAACTCGATTTAATTTCTCTGGATCCATGCGATCTTCTATAACGCCAACGAACCAGACGAAGCCATCTAAACCCATGTAATGTTTAACTGGAGTTGTCATATATTATCCTGGTAAAGCAGTTACCAAAGAATCTGAACACAATTCTGCAGTAGTTCTCATCATACCTTGTTCTAAGACATGATTTACAGCTGTTACTAAGAACTTACCGTTTCTATATGGATTTTGTTCAGGAGTTTTACCATGTTCAGTAACTTTATGCTTAGGATAAGTTACATTTACTATATCTCCTGGAGATAAATCCCAATTTCCTGGAACATGTATAGTGATTGAAAAATGTTTCATCATTGCCATAGTTTGTGCTCTTTTGATGGTGTATTTAACATCATTATCAGAAACACCAGGTTGATCTTTAACTTCATTTGAGGTTAAATAGAATGAGTCATATTTTTCAGACACTAATGATGTATCATAGAAAGGCAAATTCCCATTCAAACTTGATCCTATATTCTTACTAAAACTTTCCTCATAAATGTTAGTTGTTTGATTAAAAATATCAACACCCAACATTTTGGAACCAATGCCTCCTGTGATTAGAGCAGCTTGCATATCGAATTCTCTCACCGTATAATCTATAATTTCAAATTGAGGATTTCTAGATTCCGCGTTATCATCAACTATTTTAGATCCGAAAGTGTATGGTTTAGTATACTTTGGTGCTTGATCGTATAATTTTTGCAGTGATTTGAATTTAAATTTATCATTAGTTTCATAGAAGAAAAAGCAAACATCTTCTTCACCAGAGTATGATTTGGATGCGAGCCAAGAAATTGCTTGCAGTGGTCTTAAATTTGGTATGATAACATCATGCTTACTTGTTGTTGAATCTATATCTAAATTTGTTATTCCCAGTTGATCTCTACAAATTTCTCGCACAATATTGCTAGTCACCTCACCTTTGTATGATTTACTTATTTTTGATGTTAATGATCTGATTTTAGGTTGAGAAACAAAATGAACCAAATACATTTGAGAGCCATTTGTAGATGGCTTCATCTTTGAAATTTTATCTATTCTATACAATTTATTGATCGTTTCAACAGATTCACTTTCAACTTTTACATCTATCTCAATGTCTAAATTTTCTAAGCCAGCTAATGGTGCCGCAACACTTCCATCAGTTCTTGATACATAACCACTAATGAGATCATTACCGTCATATATGATAAACTGTCCAGATGAACAATTGCCAAATAAATCAAAATATATTTCTAGTCTTTGTACTTGCAATCTGATGTCTATGTCTATACCATTTTCTGTTCTAAGTGTAATGGATTTAATTTCATAATTTTTGTGAGTGACTCCTGTCGAAGCACCTTCAGAATCATTAATTCTTGATGCCACAACCTCAACTCCTGGTAGTATGGCAGGTTGCTCTGCAGGTTGATCTCCAGTAATTTCTTGTGGTGCATCAGCCATTATTCATCACCCATTTAGCATTAATTTTCTAAACTCAATTTCTACTGGAGATTTGAGTTCAGGGCGAAGTATTTTGATTCTTCTCTTTTTTTCATTTAAATCATCTTCGTAGTCATAATTTGATATTGCTTTTATGGTGTCAGTATAAGTTATAACAGATGAATCAATTGTAATTGTTTTGGAGTCTAATTCAATAGTTTGACCTGCAACAGGAAGAGCAGCTCTTTTGGTAATTGCACCTGTATCGTAATCAACCTCATAATCTGATGTTATTCTAGTTGAAGTTGTTGTGCTCATCAAAAAGCCATTAATAAATTCTCTAGTGATCGTCTCCAGTTCATAGTGATGCACTGCACTTATAGATTCTGATATGCTATTGTGGTTGTATTTTTGTACAACAAATTTTTCAAAATTTTCTCTTGAGAGAGGCAGACTATAAAATGGATCTATAATATTATTGAATAAAAGTATTATCCAGTTGTATTTTGGATCACCATAGTATCTGTTAGCAATGATTTCTATAGTGTCCTGATCAGTCACTATGTGTGTATAAAAGGCGTCAATGTTTTCTTTTAATGAACTTAAAAAGGATGATCTCTGAAAAATGTTAATAACAGCTGTTTGATTTAAATTTCTGTCACTAAACGTATATCTTATCTTTTTAAAAGGTTCAAAATATTTTTGAGACATTTTTATATACCAACTAGACTTTGATATCTTTCTCTGGTTAATGCATTTGTTTCAGCAAATCTTAATTGTAGTGCAGTTTCAATCGGATAGCCATCGTAGAAAGATGCGAATTGATTTCCTCCGTTTGGATAACTCACGTCAATACCAACTAAAGCACAATTGAGTAACTTAAACAAATAATTATTTGGGTTTTCCCCAAAATAAAATCTCACTCCCCAAATTGCTGGTGGAGTTAAATATCTTGCTAATTCATTTGCAGCTGATGGTAGTGCCCATTTTTGAAATTCATCAATAATTTTTTTTATAGCAGCCGATTCTTTTGCGTCTTTAGGAACCATTTTAAAATCAAATACATATTGTCTTGGAGTCGTAGAATTAAACATCAATTCATATCTAGGATTTACAGCTCTATTGACTGATGCCAAAGCAGCTCTAGTAGCATCTTTTAATCCCAACCCAGCTTCTGCCAGTTTTGATAGACCCTCAACTGTTGCATCTGATGCATCAAATAAATCTGTGTTGCTAATTCCTATTCTGTTTAAAAGAGATTCAAAAGGACCCCCGACTACATTTGCTACAACTTCATAATTTTGCAACATTTCTGCTAAATTAAAATTCGACCAATCGTGCTGTTGACTCACCGCTAAATTATCTGGAACTGGTAAAAAAATATTACTAACTGGTTTAGCAGTTTGTTTTTTATACATCTGATAATCTGGATATTGTATGGCGCTAAATTTCATTAAATGTGGGTATCTTTGTGTTCCAAGATTATCTGGAAAAGTAAAACGTGAATTTTTCGCATCATCATTTTGCGTGAAATCACCTTTTGCGCTCGGTCCTTTAGCCAGGTTATTTAAATAGTTGCTGGCTTTTGAAATTAATTCATCAGTAAATCCCATCTACAATACCTCTATGGATTGACTAAATATTTATATGGCATATTCAGGACGTTTCTCACCAAGGAATCCCAAGAAGTATCTTGGAGATCCCACCAATATCTGGTATCGTAGCCTTTGGGA